CATTTGTTACTTGTATACCATTAGATGTTGTAGCTAGTTTTTCTGCATTATCGTAATACAATGTTACTGCGCCATCAGCAATCGCACGTATCATTCTTTCACCTGTGTATTTGTCAATTAATACATCATTTGAACGTATATATAGATTGCCTGTACCACTATCATCAATAATAGAGTTACTACCATCGTGATAAATTTGTAAGTCTGAGCTAGTTCCATACTTAGCTTTAACACCATCGTTGAACAGTATGTCACCTGTCATTGTACCACCAGCTTTAGGTAGCGCAGCGTCAGCAGTAGTACCTTGCGCGGCAGTAGCATAATCAGAAGAATCAAATGCTTTAACTTGTGCTAGGTTAGTAACCTCAGAGTCCATCAAGGCTCCTGCGGCAGTTACATTAGCAGTATCCGTCACATCAGCAGATGCTTCTATGCCATCAAGTTTAGTACCATCAGCAGCTACGTCGCGGCCATCTACTGTGCCTGATAGTGTTACGCTCCCGGTAAAGTTTAAATTACCTGTACCTGTAATATCGTTGCTGTTTAAATCTAAATTACCGCCAAGTTGCGGTGTAGTATCGTCTACAACGTGTGCGAGTCCACCACTTGCAGTTGAGCTAATAACGCCCCCTGCGGATATCGTTACGTTAGTACCAGCAGATATCTCATTTAAAGTTACATCTGCACCTGTAGCTATGCCATCTAACTTTGCGCCATCAACACTTACATCTCTGCCATCAAATGTCCCTGACGTAGTTATGTTGCCTGTCATTGCACCGCCAGATAACGGCAAATAGTTTGTCAATGTTAGTGCATTTACAGCAGTGTTAAGACTTGTAGTTGTTGCATGATTAGTACCGTCACCAATAAATATATCACCATTATCAAGGTTAGGTACAGCATTGCTACGCCCTGCACCCATTATAAATATACCACCAGCACTTGCGTGTGAACGTGTTACTTTAGCTATTTTCTGTATTTGTGACGACTCACCTGAAGGTATTGCTGTGGTTAATGTTCCTGTATTTGATACATACAGTTCATCACCTTCACTAAATGCAGATGTATCTAAATTGTGCATTTCACCAAAAGTAAGTACCTGACAAGATGCGTTTGCGCTTACAGATGCATCTATAATACCGAAGGCTGGCATCTTACTTGCATCATTGGCATCGGCTTTAGAAACAACAGTAGTGTTTCCTGATATGCCAGATATATATACTGGATCACCAGCAGATAACGCCTCACCAGCTTGACCTTTAAATTTAGTAGGGCCGCGCAATGGGCCTATAAATTCAACAGCTTCTACCTCATCAGTAACTGTAATACCGCTATCAGTTGTTATTAGCCTAACTACATTGTTATGATATAGTGTTACAGCACCGCTTTCATTAAATCGCGCCATATACGTATTACTGCCTTGGCCTCTAATATAAACATCATCTGAAGCAAATATCTGTAAGTCACCAGCACCCACATCACGTATGTAACTTGACACACCATCGTGCGATATCTCTAGGTCATTACCTGTGCCTAACGTTAATTTATAATTATCAGCTAAATTTATATTGCCGTTGCCATTGATATTCTTGCCGTTTAAATCTAAGTTACCACCAAGCTGAGGTGTCAAATCCTGTACGATAGCAGTAATACCAGATGTGTTAGTTGCATTAGCCCACACAGTTCCATTGTAAACAAGTATCTGACCGCTTATTGCATTGTTAACTTGTACGTCTGTAATGTTGCTAAGTATGTGATTGTGACCATTGTCTACAACAGTTACTGCAATATCTATATCGCCTGTTGTGTAATCTAACGTACCACTACCTGTTGCTTCCCCGGTAAGGTTTGTTGTCAGGTTTGTGGGAATGGGTACAGGTGAACCACCAGCACTATCTTCAGCTATTGGCATTTAACTCTCCATTACCATTTTACGCGATCAGCCCAATAGGCTGCGCTTGATTTACCTTTTGCTATGTTCTTGCGATGTCTTGCTTTAAAACTAGCTCTCTTTTTCTTCATACGTTGGCTCTCGCCAGACTTAGGCTTTCCTGCTGTACTAGCGCCTTGCTGTCCAAAGCGTATGATCTTCTCTTTGCCGTCATAACACGACTTTACAACGTGCGACTTTGTTTTATGCCCCGGTGTACGTCTAGGCTTGTTGCACTTCATGTTAGCTTTAAGTATGGGTTTGCGGCTAATCATTTTTATCTTTTAGTACGTATCTGACCATCAGACCTACGATAACGTGTGCCAGCTGGCAGACTATCATATTGCTGTTGAGTTGTAATATTTACAATATTAGGTGTTGTTGCACTAACTACACCAGCACCAGTTAATCCACCAAGTGCTGTTAAAGCGCTCTGTTTTGGTAACGCACGTAGTATCTTTACGCCTTGCGAATTATCTAGCAATCTACCGCTTATTTTCTTTCTTACGTCTATATCTAAATCTAATAGCATTTGCGCTGCATCGCGTGTAGGCATAGTTAATAATTGCGCGGCAGCAGTTGTTATATCTTCATCAACAACATCTCCAGCTTTACCTAGTGTTCTTAAACTTAGATCACCAGCTTTTCTACCTAAAAATGGTATTAAATTAGCTAGGTTTCTTACATCGCCAACAGCTTCAGTGCCTTTTGCTATAGCTTGCATTGTGTCGCTTTTCGCTGGCTGCTCTGCTAGTTTTATGGCTTCTGTAGCACTTGCTGTAATAGAGTTTGCGCCTACATCTGTTGCTTTTGCTGTATCTGCTAGCTCTGCTTGACGCACTAAATCATTTACTAAGGTTTCAGCTTTTTCTTTACCAATAACTGTTTCTAACTTAGATTTAAAGCTTGGTGTTCTAAATTGCCCTTTTAATGCGCTATAGCTCTCAGGGTTATCTAATAAAATATCTATTTGATCTTTAATACCTGACAACAGCGCTTCTTTTTCAGATTTACTATAATTCTCTATATCTCTTGCAAACTGTTTGGGCCTAGTTTTTTTGTTAGTGATATTTTTTAAGCCATAATCCATTGCATTTTTGTTAGCCTCCTCACCAGCAAATACACTTCTAGCCTGTGCATATTCTGGATTAGCTTTATCTATTTCTTTTAATAGTTTATTTTTAATAATGATTAAATCACGCGCTCTTTTTTTTGTATTTTGCTGTATATTCCTACCTATTTCATCATCTAAACTTTTTTTAACTTGATCTAATATTTCTAATTGGTTTTCTGTTGCTTGCCCCATATAAGCTAAATCTTTTACTGCTTTATCCCTGTAGTCTTTAACTAAAGGTATATTAAGAACCTCTTGCAATTCCTCTGTTGGCTGTATTCCTTTAGCAAATGCTTTGTCATATAACGGCTTAGATTCCTCATCTATTCTTATATTTATATCATCTAGCGTGTCGATCATATCTTTTGGTCTACCAAGCGCTACGTTAAATGCTTCATTTACACGTTGACTTTGTTCAGATTGTTGCGCTCTTGCAGCTTTTTGCATTATATTTTGAGATGGCCCAGCCCTACGGCCTAAGCCTACGCCAGCTATACTATATCCCGGCAAATTAGGGTCTTGCAATAACATATCAGGTCTAACTGTTTCATCATCTGCGGCACGTAACAATGATGATCTAAACTCTTTTGGGTCTTTTATGCCAGATACAGACCTCATGTAGTCATATATGTTTTGTTCTTTGCCTTGTGGTATTGTATCAATGCGTGTCTGTGTTTTCTTTGACCTAATGTTTTTTGGGTCAAATATAACTACTTCATCGCCACCAGCAGCAATGATACCATCATATCCAGCTTTTTTTGCTTTTTCAGTAAGCGCTGCAGGTGTATATTCTCTATTGGCTCCCCTTCCTCTTCTTATGTAATCACTAAGTGTATAATCAATATCTTCTATTTTGCCAAAAAACTTATCATAGCCAGATTTGTTTGAGTCTAGCAAACCTGTATCTTGATTGACCTTTCTTTTTACTTCCCTTTTTAATGCGTCTACAGCTTCTTCTTTTGTGTCATAAAACTGTTTTTGATAACCACCAAAATTTGCATATATTTCTGAAAATTGTTTTTTCTCTACACCTTTACTGTCAGTATAAGTGAATGGTTTTAATACTGGGTCAATTATATATGCGTGTACACCATCTGTTCCATCACTGTTTGTTGCTGGCCCAATTTTTACATTTTTATCTACATAATCATCTATTTTATCTAATGTTGCTATAGTCTTTTTTGTTCTATCATCTAGCATATCTATTTTATCAAGCTCACTTGTCCAGAATCTAAAATCTGGACTGTCAATACCTAAATAACTGGCTTTTCCTTTGCCTGACAAATCTAACATTTTACCTTTAGTATAAAACTCACCTACATTTGGCCCATAATAACCTGCCTCACCATAATTTGGTGTTAAATAATGGCCTCTACCATAAAAACCATCATCTCTTTTGCCTATGTATTTATCATCAAACTCATCAAACTTTGCCTGTGAGCCATGATATAAAGGTTTATCAACATTAAAATCATCAGCTACTTGCTCTGCAATGTCATCAGATATACTTTTGGTAGGCACATCAGGAGTATCAATATTAAATGCTCTGCGTGTGCCTCTGTATACTTGTCCCGGTGCTTTTATAATACCTTTAACAGTAGCTACACCTGTTTTTGCTAATGGCCCTATAGCTGGCGCTAATCCTGCAAGTTCAGCAGCGCCTCCTGCTGCCTCTAATCCTGTTAATGCAGCCTGTTTGCCTAACCTACCAGCTATTGCTGGCCTGCCTGTAGCCAACGCAGCTAACGCACCACCACCTAATGCGCCAGACTTCTGTATATTACTTGGCATATCATATACAGCCATTGCTGGGTCTGTTACTAATGTTTTTACAGGTTCTTCTATAACGTCAGCAGCGTAATCTGGTAGAGCACCCGCTCCATATGCAACCGCTGGATTTATTAATCCACTGCCAGCCCTAACAGCAGTACCAGCTGCTCTTAAACCACTTAAAAAACCATCAAGAGGCTTTGCTTGCATTGGTGCACTACCGCTTTTAGTTTTAATTTGACCATCAGATCTGCGATATTTAGTTCCGGGTAGCAAAGCATCATATTGTTCTTGGCTAGTAATATTTGGTACTGACATTGTTTTATTACCTACTCTACTGATCTTGCGTTGAATAGTTTACGCCACCTATGTTAGTAACGCTTGGTGTATCAATTAACGTTGGAGCATACGGCTCTACAGCACCATTTGTTTTGTCTGCTAATCCATTAAGTGCAACAATACGCGCTAATCTTTTTTCTTCAATAACATCTTCTCCATCACCGGGTACAGGGAAATATGCTCTTGCATAACCATCTAGCTCATCTTGCCCTATGACAGCACCTGATTCATCACGCAATACAGCCTGTATCCATAATTCACGCTGCGTTTCATATCTTCTTCTACCTTGTGACTTAAATTTACTATCATCTCCAAGTTGTAAACGTGATGCTGGGTTATATTCGCCTTCTTCTACAATTTTATCTAGTGTTTCTGTAGCTGCTAGTCCTTTATTAAAGAATTTTTTAGCGTCAAGCTCAGATGCGTTAAAGTCTTTTTTGTCAGTTTTAGCATTAGCAGCTCTTTGCTTTAGCACTAATTCTTGCTGTCTTATGCCTTCTATAAATCCTGTACCGCGTTTTAATTCTTCAAATTTATCAAGATTTAATTGATGGTTTTCTTTTCTCGCTATAGCAGCATCTTCTAATTGTTGTTTTCTTAATTCATAATTTCTGTCACTTTCACCCACTTTTTGCTCATATTGCATTAAGAATTGTTTATTTCTTTCCTCAAATTCTTCTCTACTTAATCCCATTTGTTCAAGCTTGACATCTGACGCTACGTTTAAGCTTCGCAATTGAGCTTTAAACATTTCACCACCTTCTTCAACAAAACGCTCACCAAGTTTTCCTATTAAATCGGGTCTTGATATATATAAGTTTCTAAACTCTGGTTTTATTTGCCCAGCGTCAATCAGACCATCTACAACTGATTCAGTTTGCTCATCCTCTAATCTTGCTTGCTGTCTTTGCATATCGCCAGCACGTCTAGCTTCTATCGTTTGCATTATAGCTGCTGTTTTGTTTCTATCTCCCGGTGCAGAGAATACATCACCTAATACACCAGCAATGGCAGCTATTTTTTGCCCTTTAGTGTAACCAGGTGCATCATATCTACCCTTTAAACGCTCTTGCAATGCCGCATTGTCTATAGTTGATTGCTCATCATCACTTAACACTCTTTGACCATCAATGTTTTGCGTAATCATTGTAGGCTCACCAAGTTGTTGCCTTGCTAGTGCAGCACCATCTTGTTCTGGTATTATATTACCAATCATGCCTTGTGCTAAACCCATGTTATTTGCAGGAGATGGAGGTGCTATATACCCCGGCTCAACAGTTGTAGTGCGACCACCTTCACCTTTAAATGTGCCGCCACCCGGTGTTTCTAATGCCGCTATAATATCTGGGTTTGTTATAATGTCGCCTTGTCCTTTAAATCTTGGCTGCATAACAGTAGATAAATTTCTTAATGCTGGATTTAACGCAAAACCACCACCAAAGTTACTATTTGTACGCATAGGCATTTTATTGCGCCTTGGCGTACTACGCTGCTGATTCATCGTTCCTCGAAAAAATACCATAACTTTACCTTCTTGTCCTTATTTAGGCTAAATAAACATTGAGGCAACTTGCCCTGCACCAGCTATTGCTGCACCTAAACCACCACCGCTTGTTGTCTGTGTGCCTCTTGAGTCTTGTAACATTGGTGTATTGCCTAACAAACCTAACTGTAATTGTGCGCGTCTATATGGGTCATCATATGCCATTAAATATGCTTGATATTGTGCATCTAGTTCAGCTTGTTCTTGTCCTCTTTCAAGTTGCCCTAAACTACCGCGCATAGCTGCTTCACGCATATCAGCATCTGACATTTGCCCAGCCATATCGCCTAATAATCCTGCACCGCGTAATCTTAACTGTGCGCCACTTAGTCCAGCTTGTTGATTTGCTAAATCAGCTTGCATCTGCCTTGCAGCATCTTGCTGATACATAGCAGAAGCTTGCTGAAAACCTTGTGATCTTAAATCAGCACCTGTTCTTGCCGCTATATCACCAAAGTTTCTGTCACTTTCAGCTTGCTGTATTGCTTGCCTTGAACCACCAAACGCAGCAGACTTAGCGGCATCAGCATCAATGCGCTCTGCGGTCTGTCCACGTTGTCTTTCTATCTCAGATAATTGTGCATCAATAACTTGCTGTTGGAATGGGTTTGTGTATGCAGACAAATCGGCATTAGCAAAGTTCTGCGCTTGTACTTGCTCTGGCGTGTATTGTGCGCCTGTTTGTACCATACCCGTTGCATCACCTAACAAACCTCTTGTGCCTTCAGATTGTTGTAAATATGTGTTTATAGCGTCGCGCTCTAAATCATTGACTCCAGCCACTCTTTGCCCTGAATAAGGTGTAAACTCTTGGCCCATTAACTGATTTATATTGCCACTAATAGTATTATATTGCTGTCTTGAAAACTCATCAAGGCTATTGTCTTGCGTTGTTTCTACTTTTTTCTTACCGCCCATCAGAGCCTCCATATTAAGGTTTTGCCATGCTCAACAAAACCAAGTTTTTTTAATAATCTGTTCCAGCCTTTGCGGTGGTCAAATGTCATAATAAAGTCACCGCCTAAGTCTTTTACGTGTTTTTTTGCGGCATCTACTAAAAGATAAAAGTCTTTTAAGTCACCACCATATAGCCAAACATTTAATCCAACAGTGCCATCAGACTTTTTAGCTACTTGCGTTATTGCAGCGCTGTTATTAGCTGGCCAATACTGCGCATCATCATTAGCTACAGCCTTTACAACGTCATCAAACGTATGTTTGTGACCTGATCGCGCTAATGCGTTTACAATTTGCTCTTTATGGTTCTCTATATTCACAGAGCTGTCCATGTTAATACTCCAGAGTTATCAATACTTGCACTATAGCGCGTTCCGTTCGGGCTTGTAAGTATTAATCTATTACTTGCGTTTATATTTATATCTTCATTGATCTTACGTGTTTGCGTCATCTCATATGTAATATTACGACGTGTTTCTGTTTCATTGATCAGATCATATGTTGGCATTGCGTCAGGCAGTCTCATCGTTTGCTCCCCGGTATCACTTCTATACGCGGTATACCTAAACGCCAATTAGTTGACTCTGCACCTACAGCTTTTACTAGCATTTGTCTGCCATGTACCCTAACAGGTACAGGCTGCTGTGTTGCCGTATAAGGGCCAAAACTACGCTCTGCGCTGTTAGGGTATATCTTAGTCTTAAAAGTCATGCTCACGTCGCCCTGTGCGCTTTCATCAGGGTATATAAACGTCACATTTGCTGTAGTTTCACCAACACCAAGCTCAACAGGCCCATGCTCAATAAAACTAACATCGCCATTGTGATCATAACCAAATTCATGGTCATATATCTTACCAGTAGCATCTACAGCTATTGGATATGGTAATGGCGCTTTGTCTGTCGCGCATAGTCGCGATAAACTGCCTTTATTCCAATGTCCTTCTCTGTAGTCATAAACCACATATTTGTCATTTTCAGTGCTATCAGCACTAGGGTAAAACCACCAAACTTCACCAAATGATGCGTTATGCCAAGCAGTAACTTTACTAATTTGCGCCCTATTAATATCTTTAAACACTGCATCATGCACATCGCATTTTATTGGTTGGCTGTAACCTGTATAAACATAAAAATTTTCATGTGACATCCAATATGCTGCGCCATCAGCCGTTGTCACCGCACCAGCAGATACTAAACCACCACCAGCATTATCTTGTGGGAATCCGTACACTAATGGCGGCCCTAGATATACAACACGCCATACATCTTTATCTGTAAAAATAAGGCTACCACCTTTTACATTGACAGCATTTAATATTGTACCAGCTGTTTGTAAGCTAAAATTACCAGCTTGGTTGTTAGCTGCTGCTGTCCATTGGTTTCTATCTTCTTGATCTGACCAAGCAACATCTCTTGGCACTCCTGCTGCGCCAAGGCACATTACAATACGTTCTGGCGTTACCAATACAGCTCTATTATCTACAGGCGCATTTGTTACTTGTGTGGCATCAACATTGACGTTTACATTCCATTCGTACAGTTTGCCGTCATCAGGCAATACACCTAACAATATCTGACCAAAAGTATCTAGTGACCATATACTTGCAGGGTTTGTAGTGCTCACCACAGCTGGGTTACTAACTCCATACGGCCCTTGTCCATATAAACCTGTACCAAATCCAGCACCTGTGTCTGCATCTGCACGCCCGGCAGTTAATCCGCTAGGCGTAATATCTGTTACAGCACCGCCAGCTGTCATAGCATATAAATGGCTATTTGTTCCTATCGCAGCCCATACTTGATTGTTGTTATCACGCCAAGATATAACACGTCTTGCCTTACCGCTTACAGTTGTAGTTGTTCTTTGCCTCCAGCCACCCATCGGCCCCAATGCACCAAACTGCCAACGCACAAGATTAGCATCAAAGTTACGGCCTTTAGACTGATACTCTGTTCCGTTGGTGTATACACCTGGTGGTATGTTTAATGGTACTAACATTAACTAAAACTCACTGTAACTGTATCTGAATTTATTACGTTGTTATCGGCATCTGTTACTTGGCATCTATAAACAGCATTGCCTGCTGATAACGCATAATTAAAACTAAATCTTGTAGTGTACTGCGTAGGCAGTTGTGGAAACAGATTTATACTACTCACAGTGCCAGATACATAAAACCATTGATATGTAAATGGCGCTTTACCACCTGTAACTGTTACCGCTGTGTAACCAGTGCCGGGGCTACTTGTAACGCCTGTGTAACTGCCCAGTGATGAGTTGTATGATGTAGAGCCAGACAGTGTTGTTTGCGTTAGTGTTGCTTCAAATGCAGTAGAAACAACTTCCCATGCGCTTCCATTCCATCTCTTTACACCACTGTTAGGTTCCACCCACGCACTACCATTGTAATACTTAGCTGTTACCTCTGCAAATGCAGTGCCGTTATAAGTTTTAATCGCCATTATGCCGTTGTATCAAACCAAATGTCATCTGTTAATGGGCTTGTAGGCGCTGTATTGCCTACAGTTATTGTTCTTCCATTACCGCTTGCGTGTGCTACTTTGCTATCTAATGCAGCTTGCAGACCGCTTGTTTGCGCTATTGTTAGTGTATCATCTGCTATTGTGCCAACGCTTGTATCAAGTGTAAAATCACCTGTGCCGTCAAATGCTATGCTGCCTGTAACAACGCCTGTTAATGTAACAGTTCTTGCAGTAGACCATTTATCCGCTGACGTTGCATTTCCTGTCAATACAGCATCAGTGCCATCTGTACCAGATTCCAGTATTTTGCTTGTACCATCACTTGCAAATACATCGCCTATAACATCACCTGTAAGATTACCAACAAATGTCGGCCCTGTTACTGTGCCTGTAAATGTAGGGCTTGCTATTGGCGCTTTAGTATTAGCTAAGTTTTCATTAGTTTTTACTTGCGCATCAATCGCTATCTGCGTGTTATTTAAATCACCGCCCCATGTGTCCTGTGCAGTATTTGGTAGGTTGTATGTCCAGCCATAGTTAGTTGTTGTAGGCATATCAATAGTATCCCGCTGTTGCGTTTATCATTTGTGGTTTTGTTCCTGACATTCTGCGCTTGTCCTGATCATTCAATGCCCTGACAGCATCTTCAAACAAACTAGCCCAGACAGGTAATCTGCTGTCATCATTTAAAAATGGTGCAGCGTGTAATAATGTACCATACAAATATATTTGCGGTGATTTACTCAATAACCAATTTGTATCTACATCATTTACTAAAGGCGTTACTTCAGCCAAGTACCTCATAATGCCAATAGTAGCATCCGGGGGAAACGGATAAAATAATAATTTAGTGCCTTGTATGGAGTAAAATCTAGGTATGCCAGAATCAGCGCCAATGCCATCTAATGCGTTGTGTGGTACATATTGCAATGGATATTCAGAGCTTTTCATCTGTATATTACGCATCTCTAAAAAGTTTGTAGGCAATGTTGTTTGACCTACATTTATAGTAAACTCAGTGTATTCTTCCATTTCAGATACATTGACTTTGCGGTTAACGCTTTCTTCATTCATTTTAATAAAATTAGGTATTTGTGCAGTCAAATCATCACGATTTAACGTGTCATTTATAACTGTTTTTAATTCGCCTAGATTTGCAAATGCCATAACTACACCTTAAACTGCGCTACTCGCAATGCCTGAAACTCATTACTGTTTAATTTTTCTACAACACGAGGCCAATGGTCTTCATTAAATACATCAATGCCTTCTGTTGCTTTCCAATGCTGTATTAAACCTAATGGTATTGTGCCAACTTTAACTAAATCAGCCTTACCTAGTGTGCCTTTAGCATCATACTGCTGTCTTTTATTGTCATCTAATATTTTAGTGACATCTTGTTCTGTTTTTACATACATTTCATCTGTTGCACTATCGACTGCAAGGCTATGCTTCATGCCTGTTGCTGCATCGTATGAAAATGGTTTAAAACTACTCATGTTAATCCCTTGCTACAACTAGGTCGTTATTCTCTAACAGTTTAGCCTGATTTGCGTCTGTTTTAAAGATATCGCCTTTTTTATAGCATAACTCAGTACCATCTTCGCTTAATTTGCCTGTTCTTATTTGTGCTATGCCGCCCTTTTTAGTGACTATACACTCAACGCGATCATCTTTTACTTTGGCTTTAATTTTTGGTGCTGCTTTTGCCTTTGGCATATCTTTCTCCTGTATATGTAGGGGCTAGCATATGCCAGCCCCCGGTGTTTACCTAATACTAGGTTAAGTCTGCGGCCACGCCTAGACCTTTTTCGTTTTTCACGATAAGTGTCATATCACCAAGGATTTGACCTTTTTCGTTGTCACCAGTTTTGGATAGTTCTTCATAACGTGGTGAACGTAATGTGCCTAGTGTACACATGGATGGGTCTACAAATAGAGCATCGCGTGTTAGGCCATACTGTACTGGTATTATAGTTAGTTTGCCGTGGTTAGACAGATAAACGTCTGCACCGCCAACAACTACGCCTTCATCCATTCCGTTGATTTCATAGCGGTTAGCTGCAAGTCCAGCAAATCCAGCGAATGTTGCTTTGTGAGCAGCACTCATGTAGATTTGTGAGAATGTAGCGCCATTATTAAATCCAGATTGGATTACGGCATCCATTATAGCTTTAGTGAAAGTACGCTGTGTACCATTTGTAGCGGCAGCACAATCTGTTCCGCTATATCCACCATTAGCACCACCTGTACCGCGTGACACGTTTGAAGTTGCCCATGCTAATGCACCAGCAGCTTTACGGCCATTTGCACCTGATTCTTCAGATGAAGCGTAGTTACCAATGAAACGAGCTTCAAAGTCACGCTTTAGCTCAATACCTTTGATAAGCTTTTGTCTAGCCATTTCTGACGCTACGCCAGCTGAGTCAACAGCTTCTTGTATGCCAGCTACAACTACCGCACGCTTTTTAGTTTGTACGCGGTTAGCAACACGTGTTCTTGTGTTAGCTTCGAATGATGTAGTATCATCACCATCAACTTGTGCTGAAGCAGCATCTGGAGTTGCTAGTGTTTCTGTTTGCCACTCATGTCTTGTAGCCGTAACTTTTACGCCACCGCCTTTAATGTTTGAGCAGAATGGTGTTTTCTCAGGAGCAACGCGCTCAATGAGGTTTGAGAGGTCTTCTCTGTTGCCAGCAACACCTGCTGGTACGATTGTGTTTGTTGGTGCAGCCATCTTAATATCTCCTGTTGATAGCTAACTCGATAACAATAACGCTACAGCATCATCTAATGAATTAGACTTGTTGAAACGCTTTGCAGCACGAGCTTTTCTTAATGAATTTGCATTGCCTGCTGATTTGCCTTTTGACTTGATTGCCTTGGGCACAGGTTTTGCGCTAGTTTTTGAAAGCTTCTTCTGACTATCTCGGTATTTAATACCATCATAGGCCAAAGCTAACATTCCGGGTTTTGCAAATCTGAGTTCTTCAGGTGTCGCGCCAAGTGATAACAACGTCTTAGTCAATGTTTGTTGTATCTCTGGGCCTTTCACAACATCTAATAAATCTGGGAATAACTTAGGTGCATTTGCAAAGTTTTCTTGCAATATCTGCTGTTCATATTCTTTTTGTGCAGTGACCGCAGATTCTTTATGAACCTCTAGGGCTTGCGACTCAGCTTCAAACAACGCTTTGTTTTGCAAGTATTCAGATGGGTTTCTTTGTGACATCTCTACCCAGTTTACATCTTTCCAGCGCTGATCGAATAATCTATCCAACGTAGCTGTTTCAGTATGCACTGACTCAATTACATTGTGTAGTTCTTCCATGCGCTGTACCGATTGCTTGGTAGCTTCAGCCGCAGCTTGTTGCGCTCTAGTTGTTTCAGCTTGTGACCGCTTAACTTCATCTGCAATAACAGATTGTGCTTCAGCAGGCAGTGATGAGAAAACATCTTTTGCGCCATCTGTCCAGAATTGAGGTGCATCGATTGACGGAACATCATCTTCCGCTTCAACTTCCTCAACTTCTTCATCTTCAAGGTTGACCTCGCTATCGTCAGGCTCCTCATCAGTGTCGATGGTTTCTGGTTCACCATCTAGTTCAGTATCTTCTGTTTCTACTTCTTCTACAGCATTTGTAGTTTCTGCTTCTTCAGGCTTTGGCGGTTCTAACTGTGTTAGCTCGTTAACAGCTTGGTCGATACTTAAGGGGGCTTCATTACTCATTTCTTAGACTCCTTCTTGGTTGATCTTATGAGTGTCAATGTAGTTGTTTAGTTTACGTGGAATCTCACGGCACACATTGATAAGCGCTATAAGTTCACGTCTTTTATGTTCTTCCTCTGGTTTAGTTTTTAGCAAGTTTTCCATTGCTGTTTCTTCCATGTTTTTTAGTGCTGCGGTTGTCAGCTTTAGCTCACGTTTTGCTTGTGCTGCATCAGCACTTGCTTCTGCTTTGTCCTTTTTAATCATGTAATTAGGCTACCTCCCGGTCTAAATGATGACATCTTTTCTTTCATTTGTAGTTCATATTTGCGCATCTCAATAGCTAGTGCTGTTTCACGCTCTAACTTATCACGCTCAATAGCATCAGCCTGTGCTAACTTTTCACGCTCTAGCTGCATCTTGCTATCTATTTCATACTTCTTGAGTTCCATTTCTTGCTGTTTAGCTTGCGCATCAGCCTGTGCTTTAACTTGTGCATCAGTTGGTGGTGGTGGCCCATCTTCAGGCATTTCTTGTGGTGCAGGGAAATAAAGTTCTGGCGCTTTCATGCCAGCTTTCTCTGCAAACCTAACTAATGCAGCGTGTATGCTCTGCGGTGTTGCTAATGATCCTTCTGGCGCACCGCCTTGTTGCTGTACGATTTGCGCTTGTAAGTTGATAACTTCACGCGCTAACATAGCTTCTTGTCGCTTACCACCAGCACCAACGCCAATCTCAATAGTCATATCGTTACGTCTGCCCCACTTAGTAGGGTCTACTTGTGTCCATTTACCTCTAAGACGTACATAATCAGCTTCTGTTGCATATTCTTTAATAAGACAATGTATACCAAGCATCATGTCTTTGATGCCGCCTTCAGCAAAGATACGTGCCATCAATCTTGTACGCTTCTTGCCTTCAGATAGCATTGTAAGTGCACCTGATGCAGTATCGTGCAGTGTGTCAGCCTTCATACCTGTTTCACCGCGCATTATACCTGTGCGACGCTCTGCCATGACATTTGCTGTTTCTAATGCAGACAAATAATCAAAACCACTGCCAGCCAATCTTACAGGTCTTACAGCACCGCCATTGCGTGAACGTATAGGCGCACCAGGCGTATTGTTAAGCAAATCAGATATAGTGTTTTCATTTGCACCATCTTCTGACACTTCCATGCGTTGATTAAGGCTAAATGACAGTTCATCTAGCATATGACGTTGTATGCCTGTTTTTACACGCTGTACTTCAATAAGCTTGTCAGCCAATGATAAACCATAAAACCTGTGCGGCATTGGGTACGGGCAAATGCTTGAGTATTGTATATACTGCGCATCTTCTACGCTTAAAACTGTAGTGCTGTCGTAATCTGTAATTAATCGTTTTATCTGGCCTTCAACACGTATGTAGTGCTCAAGTATTGTGACTTGCTGCATTGGCCCAATGCTGTTGCTGTAATTATCATCAATAGTATCAACATCTCTAGCATCAGATATGGTTTCATTGTCCATAGCGTCTACATTAGTTAGGTTGTTTACTTTCTCTGGGTCATAACCTTTATCTAGCAAATCTTGTTTACGTGTTTCTATTTGTGCAACGCAGTACGCTGCATCTCTAAGTCTTACTGTATCTCTACCAACAGCAAAACGCTCGCTTGGTATTGTTTCAACTTTAACCTGTCCTTTAGTTATCTCTTTACTAAATACAGCGTTAGTTATAATTATTTCATCTTCACCAATTTCTTCTACAACGCCATCTGTTAACTGATAACCTTGATCTAGCAAAGTCATGTAACCAAGGCCATCTAGCTGGTCAAAGTTTTTAGTGTCTAAATACGTATCTTCTTCCCAATACCAACGAAATATACCTGTCTTTAGTAACAGCGCTTCTTTGATTCCATCATATAATATTTGAAAGCCGTTATTTTGCTCAAAGAAAACATGATTAATGTAATCTGTTTCTTGTTGTGCAGCTTCCTCATCTTCAATACCTACAGGCTGAAATACAGCAACATCTTCGCCTGATAGCACATCAACCAAGTCAGGCAACACTGCCTCAATGTTATCTGCTATGTCTGTGCTAACAGTCTTACTACGCTGTCCAAATACAGATACATCAAACACATCACCATTGTAATAACGCAGCGCTATTTCTCTTGATGACGTTAAATCGCTATCATGCGACATACCAATGCTTTGTGAAAACTCAGCACGTACCATTGAAAGCAAATCATCATTGCCAGCATCATCAACACCGCTTGCAGTGTTGTTTGAATCATCTACGCCTAAATCATTATCATATTTTAGCATATTATATTGCACTTCCATAATTAGGCATTACCAACGGCTTTGCCTTTTTTATTTTAAATTTATCTGACATCAGCGCCATTAAACCAAAGCTGTCAGCATCATGTGATGACCAATCGTGATTTGGGCCTAATCCTACATCTCTACTATCTGATGGTCTTTTTTCGTGATACCATCCTAATGCAGCACGCCCAGCTTCTGTTTTATCTTTTACAAACTTACATTTAGGCAGTATGCGTCTTACAGCTTCAACACGTTGCATTGCTGCGCCTTTGCCTTGGTTTGGTAATGGTTTTAACACCTCAAATCCACCATCTCTCCAGTGATCTTCTACTCTTTTACCTGTCCAACTATTTTCATTTACACCATCATGCGGCAGTTGCATTATAGCGTGAGGCCATCGTCTACGCATCTCATTGATGTGATAACTTAGCACCTGACCTTGTGCTATGTAATGATCCAGCACGTTTATCCAATCACCTACAAATTGCGCTAACCAAATAGTATAACTATCAGCTTTAGCACCAGAGCCACCAATATCGTGAAAACCATAAACAGGTAGTGCTGGGTCGATTGGTAACATATCAACTATACGGCCTTCACGTTTAGCGTTAGCTAGTAACTTACTAAAATACGCACCTTCATGCACACTGGCATAGTCGCCTTCCCATATCCATTCATAA